TTGTTCCATGATATAATACCCTGTTGCATCCACTTTGGCAAGTTTTCGTAGGCAAGTTGTAACCTACCAAGAAGATCTCTTGCCGTTGATGCCTTGTTTGCTAGGATGGCGATGTTAACATTATCGTTAAAAACAGCGTAGTGCAGAAGATATGATACACAAGTAGTAGACTTACCAGTCTGACGTGGCATCTTACAAATATTAAATCTGTTATCATGGAAATTCTGGATAAGTTTTTCCTGAAACGGATACATACTGAAAGGCACTAGACCATGGTCAAGAGAAACAATCTTGATATAGTTTCTTGCAAAATAAACTGGGTCTTCTTTACATTTGAGGAACTCAATAATTTGTTCCTCTGTAAACTCAATCTGCGTATTTGCTTTCTTAAGGTTTGGGTTACCTAAGTAAACTTCACTCATAACAAAACCTCCAATTAATAATTACCTACTAATTTCTTCCCAGTCCAGGGAAGCAAAAACATCAGCACCAGCAGTATCGGATGCAACTACTAATGTTAGTTCATAAGGAGTTCCAGTTAGTCCATTTCTTTCCAACTGAAACTTAAATAGTGCTTCTTTCAGAATATCCACATTTGCGGAAGATTGGTTTGCTGATGCGAAGAAACCAGATGCTAGAATTCTTCCACCACTTACAGTTCCTCCATCAATCTTATATTCAACAGCACTATCTGCACCAGCACTGACCCAAGTTCCACCACTAGTCGTTGCTGATGCTCTTATCTGCCAATTATATTCTGGTCCATTTCCAGTTCCCATTAATGAAAGAGCAGTCAGAATTACAATCGCATCTAATCTATTTGGAGAAGTTTTGAGACGAATTGAAATGACTGGATAATAAGTTCCTGCAGGAGTTGGTAAATCTACTGGTGCTGTAATTGGAGTATTCACTGCCTGTTGTAATCCTCGCAATTCATAACCACCTTCTGAAATTACAGAAGAGCAGACTTGCTTCATAGTGCTACTACTTGTAGTAATACCAGTATTGGCAATCTCATATCTCAAAGGAAGTGATGCTGTTGTAATATAAGTTGATTGGATATAGTTTGCGTGGTGGAATGAATGACAATGAACAAACTGCCCATCAATCACAAATCCCATTCTGACTGTGCCAAGACCTAACCACTCAATATCCATCCAAAGAATTTGTGCTTTGGTAATATCTAATGTAACACCAGAAACTCCAGTGCCATCTAACTTATCAATATTCCAATCATCTTGTGCTACTGAAGTTTCAGTGCCAGTAGATAAACTTCTCTCCACAAAATAAGGTGTTGTCCCATTAATCTCAAAATACATTCCATTATCAGCACCAAAATATCCTATTCTCTGTCTTAGATTTTCTTTTGGTGCAGCAGGAACATAAGTATTCAACACAAGCAAAGATTTTCCTGGTTGATATGAGAATGTCTTAGTAGTTTCTCTAATTACTGAACAACCAGCAGTAGTTCCAATACCAATATTGACTAATCCTTGAGTTGTTACAAATCCAACCGTAGAACCAGTGCCTACAATCAAACTCTCCCAAAGATTATTGTCTCTGTACCTGTGAGAACTATCAAATAGTGTAAGTGGTTGAGATATTCTGGTTCTTCCGAAAGCATCTGCATTTGCTGGAGAAACTGAAAGAGTTCCACTGACTGGAATTGGGTTGCCAGTATCATTTTTAATTTCAACTTCTGGGATTGTTCCAATATTGACAGTTCCACTAATTGATACTGTATTTCCTATAGAAACTGTAGTATTTCCAATAGATACTGGAAAACGATTTGTTTCTGTTACTTGTTGTCCATCAATTGTTGCTACATTAAATACTTCGAAAAGTGTCCTTTCTTGGTTTAGAAAGTCTTGTGTATTCTTATTCCACTGAGCCATTAATCACTCCACGATAATCTTTCTGGTCTGTATCTTTGAGAACTTTTAATGTTTAAAGAATTAAAGGATGTTGGATACAATTCATGAACAATTGCTCCAGGATACTCATTCTGAAGTTTTTCCGTCAATTCTTTCTTAGAAGGAGGTATAGAACCTTCTATTTCTAACCTGTAAATTTTACCTTCCCAGACAACATCAGCAAAGAAAGATTCTTGTGCCTGTTCTGGTTGGGAACCCCCTACGTTTAGGGTTCCGTTGAAATCACCGTTGATGGTGATACTTTCTGTTAAAAATTCTTGAAAACTTTTCATTGATCAGCACTTCCAGCGACGACGGGCTTTGCAAATTGCTTTATCGGGGTCTTTTGAGCAATCTATGTTATGCATGTCTTGCTGACCCTTAGAGCGGGCACAGAAGGACTTTCTACGCTTGCTCCTACCAGGACCAGGATCCTTTTCAGTTACAGCAGTTTTTAATTTAGAACCTGGATTCTCACGACGATAAGCATCAACTGCTTTTTGACTCATACCATCAGTCTTATCTCCTTTATTAACCTTTTGCCAGTCTTCGCCAAGATCCTCTCTCCAATTTGAGAAATTTTCTTTTGCAGTTTTGGGTCTAGTCATACTATAGAGTCTTTTATTTCCTACACCAGGAATAAATTCTCCAAGTTCTCCTTTTGCTTTGTCGTTATTATCAACATCTCCATCAGCATCAGTATCAATTCTTTTAACTGCCTTTTTTACTAATTTTTTAAGGTTGCCAGATGGTACTTCATGTGGTGTATGTGCCTGACTATGAATTTCGTTTATTTCTTCGCCTTCCTTTACACAATTAGGAACTACTTTGTCTCCTTTTTTCTTCATACCAACTTGCTTGTAACCAACCCAACATTTTTCATCAATAGATTGTCCACCTTGAATTGGATCAGGTTCAATAAGATTTACTGTTTCAATTTCAAGTGCCTTAAAGTCATCTCTCCAATTTGAAAAGTCGTAACTCTCAGATTTGTTGCCCCAATTAGCGGCACCAACTTTACGACACTTTACAAGTGCTCCAGAAGCATAAGCACTTGGCCAAACACTATAACGTGACTTTACTTTATTATAACAAGCATCTTTCTTGCCACTACCTTTACCAGGTTTATCTTTTGCTTCTGTTACTTCTACTTCTTCTTTCTTCATTTTCTTCTTTGGATCTGTAGAAACATAAGTCGGTTTTGCGGCACCAGTTTTTTCTTGTTGTCCTGGATCTGCTGCCTTTTTTCTTCTTTGTGCAGAAAGTCTTTCTGCTTTAGTCATACTTGCTCTTTTTGCCGAAGAAACACATTTGGGTGTTCCTTCACCAGGTTCATCACTTGCACAAGTCCCACCTGTAACAACATTAACCCAACCACTTTTTCCATCTTTTGACTTGGATTTACCAAACCAATCACGAAGACCTTCTTCTTTGACAGTCTCTTCGTTGGTTACATAATCTGCTGCAGTATCAATATAATCTGCTGCTTTAGTAATTTTTGATTGGACCCATGCTTGCAAATTACCCTCACCTTTTTTACCCATCTTCTTTTGAAGACGTTTTACAGCATTGGTGACCGTTTTTAATTCTGAACGAGCCATTGAATATTCATGATCTTTCTTTTCTTCGTTCATTTTTTTCTTACGTCCTTGACAATGAGCACGTTGACTAAAACCTTTTGGGTTATCACAATCAATAGATTTTTTATATTTTTCGGACCAACCCATTATAGGAAAATATTATTCTTTATTATTTAGAAAACCTTGTTTGAGTAGTTTTTGTAACTCAGTGGTTGAACCAACAAATACGGCATTATTTGTAACATTGTTGTTCGTGGTTTTTACAGATTGATCTTCAACATCTTTAAGTTTTTTCTGAAGATCAATCAACTTATCAGTTGTATCGGCAACACTCTTAATTAACTGTCCAGCAACTTCATATGCTCTTGGACTTCCACCTTCACCGGCAAGTTCCATAATTCCATTGATTGCTTCCTGACCCTTTTCAATCAATGAATATAAATTTGCACGAGTATACTCATAGTCCTTTTCGATATCTGGACCTTTTGATTTTACAGCATCTATTTCAGCAGAAACTTTTTTAGTTTCTACAATATTACTCTCAACGTTGAGAGCTTTGTCGATAGAATCATAATTATCACTCATAATTTATTAAATGTCTTCTTGTTGAGTAGGACTGTAAGACTTAGAATCTGTAAAAAATTCCCAGGACTCACTGAATCCAAAATCGTCTCCAGCAGCTGGATCTGCACTGATTGGATCTGGGGTAACAGTGTACCTCATTTCACGTTTTGCAGTTTGTGTATTGGTTCCACTGTAAACGTCTGCTTGAACTTTGCGAATAAGACCGTCAGTGGTCTCGGAGATAGGACCAAAGAGATAAGTTTTGGCAGTAAATCTTAAAGTATATATTAGTGCTCTTCTTGTATTAAAATCTCCCTCATAGTCATCTTGGAAATCAATACTATCTAAAATAATTGGAACGTCTCTTTTTTCTCCGATAGAACTAACAAGATCTATAGTTAAATTGAAAGATGGTTGAAAAAATGGCAAAATTTGCTCAACTATTTGTAAAGCATCGTCATTCAACTTACTAAAAATATTAAGTTCAAATCCAATATTATAAGGAACTGGCATATAAACTTTTTTTAGATTATTTCCATCTGATGCCTTAAATGTTTGAGTTATACCAGCTTTTCTTGTCGGATCATACTGTATAGAAACCATTTCGAAAGACATTCGTGGAAGAGTAATGGCAATAGATTTATTAAGTTCCGCCTGTTCCTGAATCTTTGTCAGAAACTTTTGCATCGGTCCATAAGAAATACCAACTTTAGTTTCGTCCAAAACATTTCCATTGTCTTTGGAGTGTCTAATATAAACATTATTAAACAAAGTTCCAAAACCAATAATGGTTTTTCTTATGATTTCGTGATAAAAATAAGTTCCTAACATTAATAGTCTCCGAATGGATTAGACTCTGTAAAATCTAGAATTCCGTCTGCCTCAGTTTGAATCTCTTCATTAACATCATATGGGTTATCATAACTTTCACGATTGTAAGATTCGATGACATAAGTTGCAGATGATATTCCGCCTACAATAGTTTCTCCAACACTAAAGTTTCCAGTATTTAGTGCAACTTGTACATCTACTGGGGGATAAAGAGTACTAATATCTGTTCTGCGTTTAAAGTTTCTAATTCTTGCTGTTACACCAGAAGACTGTCCAACAATTTCTTCATTATAGACGAATGTTCCTATTCCTGTTACTGGTGAAGAAATTGTAACGGTTGGAATTGCAGTATATCCATATCCAGCATTGATAATCTGTATGGAATCCAATGCTCCATCAGATATAACTGCCTTTGCTGTTGCTGTCTGTCCAACGGAAGGACCTGCTATAGTGACTGTAGGTACAGTTCCATAGTATCCACGTCCAGCATTTGTAACGGAGAATGATAGTATTCCTCCAGAGACTACTATTGCTGTCGCCGCAGCACCAGATCCACCACCACCACTTATAGTTACTGTTGGCGGTGGATTAGAAGTATATCCAGATCCTGCATTCGTCAGTCTTATTTCCTTAACTGACTGAACATTACCTACAGATGTTGTTATTGCGACAGCAGTAGCAGTAGTACCAGAAGTTGGTGAGGAAATTGTGACGGTTGGTACACTTGTATATCCATAACCATCTTCTGTCAAAACTATGTTACCAATAGATGGTGTTAAGGTAGATATACCAGTAACATTTGCAGTAGCCGTAATTGCTGCTCCAACAAGTCTTAGAGTTGTAATATATCCTTCATCCTCTACAGTATTATCCACTTCTTCAATAGCAGTATCAATAAGTTCATTTTCATACTCATAAAGTTCACAATTTAACTCAAAGACATAATTTTTTCCTAACTGGTAAAATGGTTTTTCAGATTCTACCCTTTTGATCTCAAAGAGTCTTTCTCCAAGTGGAAAATAAATTAAATCTCCTTCCTTTGGTCTTGTAATCAAATCTGCAAAGTCATATTCTGTGATTCGACCTTCTCTAATACCTGAAGATATTCCTTCCAAAAATGGAGCAATAAATTCCTCATATCTTTCTCTAGAAATTGTTAAACTAATTTCGTTTTGCAATTTCAGACCAAATTTAGTCATCAAATCACTTCCAGGAGCATATCCATCATAGTTATTCAGATATGCTTCAATCAAAAATACATCATCAAATTTAGATGATTGTATTTCTCTAATAATATCATCAGTTTTAAAAATTTTTCTTGGAAGATAATATACTTCAATTCCATAAATTTTCAATTGCTCATTGATTAAATCTTGAATGAGAAATTGTTCGTTACTAGAACCCTGAAGAAAGAAAGGATTTAATGCCATAATTATCCAATTAAGTCCATAGGTGGTAATTCATACTCAGAAGACATTCTTTGCTTTATTTCCTCAAGATCTCTAATTGCATCTTCATAAAGTTGTCTTCCATTTAATTCTGTTCCTCCAGGAAGTTTTACACCCTGGAATTTAATCAAATTTTGACCCCATTGTCTTTTTATAAGAGCGGTGAGATATTGCTTAACAAAACTATCATTATAAACTTGAGTAAATGATGCTGGATCGAGTGCTCTATAACATTCTATAACTAGAAAATCATCTGCTACCTGAGATGACCAATCAATATCCAGATACAATCTGTCTTGTCTTTTATTAAATCTTACTTGTTTATCAGTTGTCAATAAGAAATCAATGTCTTCAAGATATGATTTGACCATGGCATATTGTAAAAGTTCAACAGAGTTAAAATAATAGAGATCATTTAAGAATAATTGATATTTAATACTAAACATTCCGCCAGAAATAGAACTGGTATCGAACTTAAATATTTTTTCAATACCAATTACTGAATCTGGGACTTGTATATAATTAGAATTTTCATAAAAACTGAAAGTAGTTGCCGCACCAACAATAGTTGATGTTCCTGTTGTTGTTACAATCCCAACTCCACTAGTACCACTTGCCCTACCTCTAGAAATATCATCGTCTGTTATTTTGTACTTTAAGTACATTTTTTCGACACCATCAAAATGACGCTCATTAAAATATTGAATGGCATCGTCAACCAGATCATCAATTTGCTCATCAGATACATTAATTTCTAATACTGGAGCACCAAGTCTCCTTAAACAATAATCAATAAGTCCTTGTCTTGTGCTTGGTTTTGCCATCAGTACTCTCCTCCATCAATGGTTGTCGTCCAAACCGGCAATCCGCTGGCATTTGTGGTCAAAATGTAGTTAGTGGTAGTTACACCAGACTGTGTGCTTGCTGCACCGGTTAATTTTCCACTATTGTCAAAATATGCAATTCCATTTGGACCGTCAAATGTTCCCGCATAATAATTTGGAGCATAAATGTCAGTGTTAAATGCTAAACGAGAGTTTGAATTATCCCAAGTAAGAGTTTTATCTCCAGCAAGACCATGAATAGTTATACCCGCACCATCTAACGCAGCATCACTTAATTTTGGTGTTGCAGAAGCAATACCAATATTAATGTCCTCAACCTCAAGTATGTTTGTGTTTAAGACAGTTTGAGTTCCATTAACAGTTAAGTCGCCAGTAATCTCAACACTTTGTGCAAATGTTGCAATGCCAGAAACATTGAGATTGTCTAATTCTGTGTGACCATCAACATCAATATCTCCATTAAAATCTGCAGCGCCAGCAAATGTAGAGAGACCAGAAACATTGAGATCATCTATCTCTAGGTCTCCATCAACATCAACTCCACCATCAATATTAACATCTCCAATAAATGTTGATATTCCAGCAGCATACAAATCTGTTGTTGTTACAAGACCAGAAAATCTTGCATTTCTCCATCGCTTCCCAACAATACCAAGATCATATGTATCATCATCATTTGGATTAAGATCAGATATAAATTCTCCACCGACATTAATATCATCACTAGTGGCATCACCAAGATTAATTGTTCCTCCTCTAAAAGTAGCAACACCTATAAATTCTGAAGTTCCGCTAACTTTTAAATTATCTTTTACAAATAAATCACTACCAACATATAAATCTCCACCTGTAGTCGTAATTCCACCAGCAGAGGCAAGAGTTGAAACACCACTTATATTTAAAGACTCTGCTGTTAATGGTCCCAAAATTCTAATAGATGGTGTTGTAATTCCATCCGTAGAACTTATAGTTACTCCAGAACCAACGGTTATTATGTTGTTTGTTCCATCAACAACTATAGCACCAGTTCCAAATGTTACGACTCCAACTATTTTGGCATCGCCACCAACATTTAAATTTTTAGCAATTCCAACACCACCACTAACAATTAATGCACCAGTGGTTGTTGATGTTGAATCGGTTGTGTTGGAAAATGTTACAATACCAGTCGCAATCAAAGATGACGAATCAATCGTATCCGTCATGTAGAATGTTTCATCGGAAAGATTCCATACAAGAATCATTCCATCTCTAGTTTTTAGAGTAGCATCTACGTCTGTTAGATTGACTATTCTTGTTGGCGGTGCAGAAGCATTAGATAATACACGAATTACATTCTGCGACCCAATTCTGTCGTTTATGTTAGGCATTACCTAGTTACCCCTGCTCTTACTAGTGCTGCTCCTTCCACAGCTTTATACTCTTTACCAGCATTTGTCAGTTTCACATCAAAAACATATCTTCCTTCTTTTAACTGAACTGTTTGAGCAGCAGTTAGTGAGATAGATATAATTCCTTGATCGGTACTAGTTACTGTAGTTGCAAAAGATACTGATGTAGATGCTCCATAATGTTTTCTCAATTGACCTTCAGTTGACACATCTGTTAGGTCTAAAGGTGAATTTGATCTAGTATCCTCCAATTGAAAGGAAGTATCGAAATCGAATCCTTGTTCAATTACAATATTGGATACATAAACTGCCATTATTAGAACTAAAAAGTATTCCTTTAGATATTTATATTTGCAGAATGCCTAATAAATTATTTCTTATTTAGTAAGTCCTTAAGTAGAGATTTTATTTCATCAATATCTTCTCTCATTTTATCCAATTCTTGTTTTTGTAACTCTTTATAACTCAAAGAATTTACATACTGATTGTATGAAGTGGTGTCACAATTGACTATGGCACCACTTTTTTCATCTCTATAAAGATTTTTATATCCCTCAACTCTTATCATCTCAATGCTATTGTTCTAAGATCTTTAATTCTTGGAGCATGAGATTGATCTGTTCCGGACATTACAATTTTAATGGTGTATCCGGTAAAGAGATCCAAATTATCTGCAGTAAATTCATATTCAAGATACTGATCTTCTAAACTTGCTGGAACAAATGTATCAGGTCTCCCACTATTCTTAGAGG